GAAAAACCCTACAATTACGGCAAGCACTATCTGCCGCACGATATCGAGGTGAGGGAACTGACTTTCGGCGGCCAGTCGCGGCGCCTGTTTCTGATGGCGCATGGCATCAAGCCAATATTCGTGGTGCCCGCGGCGAATCCGGCGGACCGGGTGGCAGCGACTCGGAACGTGTTCGCGCGGTCGTTCTTCGATGCGCGCGGATGCGAGGTGGGCTTAAAAAAACTGCGCGGCTACCGACGCCAGTGGAACGAACACATGGGCGTGTGGCGCGCCGATCCGGTTCACGACAGCAACTCGCATGGCGCGGATGCATTCGGAACCGGTGTGCAAGGCTCGCAGAACCCTGAGAACGAAAACAAGCCGAAGATAGCGCCATTCGTGCCAAAGCCGTCACACCAACCGTTGGCGGCGGGTGGGTGGTTGGGAAGATGAAACAGTGATAACGTCCACTGTTATTATCGCGCTGATGGCGATTGCCGCGGCACTTGGTTTGGTCGGACTGGGTACGGCGATTTGGATGTCCTGGCGTCCGCACCTACGGAATCGAGAATAATTCGTGGCCGATGATACCGATCTGAACGAACCCGATAGCAGCGGCGCGACTGATCCCATCGTGCGGCGCGCGCACAGGCGTTACGCCAAGTGCATGGCATGGGAATCCACGGCCAGGTCAAACTGGCTGTCAGATGTTAAATTCGTCAATGGCGATGTTTACAACCATTGGCAGTGGCCGCAGGACGTTTACACGGACCGCGGATCGCGTCCGTCTCTGACCGTCAACGAGACGCGCCAGCACTGTTTGCACATTATAAATGAAGCGAAACAGAACAAGGCGCAGGTGAAATACCGTCCGACCGGTGGCGAAGCGACAGCGGAAGCGGCCGAGGTGCTGGAAGGAATGTATCGCCACATCTCCAACATTTCCAACGCTCAGATGGCGCAGGGTCAGGCGATAGCGTTCCAGGTGCAGGGCGGTCTCGGGTGGACGTGGATCGAATCGGATTACAAGAGTCTCGATCCGAAGCCAAGCCTGGAAGCGTTCGATCAAGAGATTTACATTCGAGGCACCAACAATCCGCTAACCGTCATGCTGGATTGCGATTGTATCGAGCCGGACGGCTCAGACGCTCGTTACGGGTTCATTTTTTCTGACCGGCCGAAAGATGAGGTCGAGGAAGAATACCCGGAACTCAAAGGGAAACTCACGTATGAAAACGCGGTGGACGGCGTGGCTAACGCCTGGGTCCGTGAGGATCATGTTCGTGAGGCTCGCTATTACGAGGTGACGGAAGATAAGGACGAATTGATCGGCGACGATAAAGGCAACGTCGTGTTCGCCAGCGAGGTTCCGGCGAAACTGCGCAAACAATGGGAGGCCGAGGCCGAGGCTAACGAAACGGAGTTGAAGCGGCGTCCCGTCATTCGAAAGTCCGCGAAGTGTCACCTTATTATCGGCAGCGAACTGGTTGAGACGAACGACATTCCAGGCACCAGCATACCTATTGTGCCATGGATCGGCGAGGTGACGGTGATCGATCAACAGTTGGATCGGAAAGGGCACGCCAGGGCGCTAATCTCGGCCCAACAGATGGAAAATTACAACTGGTCGGCGAGCGTGGAATTCGGCGCGCTGCAAAGCAAAATACCATACATCGGCCCGGCGGGTGCATTTGAGGGATACGAGGAATATTGGAAAAACGCCAACAACCAGAATTTCTCTTTCATTCCGTTCAACCACGTGGACGATAATGGCCAGCCGATTCCGCCTCCGACCCGTCAGCAGCCTCCTACTGGCGCGCCTGTCTACATGGAGGGCGTCATGCTGGCCCGGCAGTTCATGCAGTCGGCGTCCGGACAATACGACGCGGAGATGGGGCGCCCAGGGAATGAGAGGTCAGGAAAGGCCATCCAGGAGCGCCAGCGAGCGGGCGAGCCGGCGAATTACCACTTCATCGATAATCAGGCGCTGGCCATTCGCCGCCAGGGCGTGATCGTCAAGGAATGGATACGGGTTGTTTACGACACGAAGCGTGTCGCCAAAATCCTCGGTATAAACGGCGAAGAAGGCCAGGTCGTGGTCGATCCCGACGCGAAGACGGCGCATGAAATGCGCGGGGTAGAACGAATCTTCAACCCGATGATCGGATCATACGAGGTGGTCAGCGACACCGGGCCGGATTATGCGTCGCAACGCCAGGAGGCGTTCAACGCGATCGTGCAAATCCTGTCCAATGCCCCGCAACTCGTGTCGCAGATTGGCGATCTGCTGTTTAAGGTCGCCGATTTCCCGATGGCGGACGAGATCGCGGAGCGGCTGAAACCAGGTCTGTCGCCGGAAGCGCAGCAGGCTATCGCGATGTTGCAAGAGCAACTGGCCAAGGGCAACAAACTCCTGGGCGAGACGATGCAGGCGCTGGTCGAGGAACGGACCAAGAGCCGCAACGATGAGAATGAGGCGGTGGTCAAGGCGTTCGACGCCGACACCAAGCGTCTCGCGGTGGTCAAGGACATGATCCCGATGGACCCGGAGGCCATGATGGCTCTGGTGCGGGAGACCGTCAGGCAGGCGTTGCAGGACAATCTCGGGCCGATCATTGGCCACCTGACGCAATCGGTGGTGCAGCCGGTGCCGGACGGGCAGGTCAATGGCGCGATGGCGGAACTGCCGGTCGAGGTGCATAATCCAGGGCGCGCCGCGGCGACGCCAGGAGGTGAGTGATGGCGAAAAACGGGCTTTACGACGAATTCGGACTCTATCGTCCTGCGTTTTCGGTGGCCGACGCCATGCGGATGCTTGCCGGTAAGCCGGGGTCCCTTCTGGCCTACCGGCACGCGTCGCAAGATGTCGTATGGCCTGACGATCAACAACCCGACCCCCCCAGCGATATCGACCGTGTGATCGACGCGCTCGACCGCCGTATCGTGCCAGATCGTGACCGCACACGATTGCGCGAGGCTACTGACCGGGCCGATGCGCCGCTCACGGGCCGCGCTGGCGCCGATGAGGGGCTGCGTGGGGCGATTGGACGGGTGCGATGAGCCGCGCCACCCGCCGCACGCACGATTGGCAGTGGCATCAGGATCGCATGGCAGAGGGTCCGCGCTTGTCGTTTGGGGGGCGCGAGGTCAAGGATTGGGATCGCCTAAACCGGATCATGACGGACCTGATGCGAAAATGGGAAGAGTGGCCCGAGTATCGTCGTCTCGGCTATGCCTTCCCCAATCCAGAAGATCGCGGGGTGAACCCATGAACCGAGCCACCCGCCGCCTCGCCACGCCGCATCTCGGCCGCAAGACCGCCGAACAGCCGCGCATCGCCGGTATCGGCCGCGGTCTGAACGCGCATGAGGTCGTGGCCAAGGTCGCGGTCGAGATGGCAAACGAGGTTTTCGACCATTACATGGCGGCGAACAACGCGCTTTACCGGGCGTTCAAACGTGATTTGACCGCCGAGCAGGCGCGCATCGCGTTTGTCGCGAAGGTGGCGCCGACGATGCTGGAGCAGGCGCGGATCGCGTTGACGGATTGTTTGTCGCAGCCGGACGACGTGTTGCCCCGCGCGGGAAAGGACAAGATCGCGGAGGCGCTGATCTTGGACGGCGACCTGCGGGCGAACCGGGCGAAGGCACCGGAGCATATGCCGAGCGGGCTGATACACTGACCTTCCGGCGAGGCGCGCCGTGCGAGTATGGAGTGAGAGAGTGAGAGAATGAGCGATCAAACAAACAAGATCGACAGACTCAACAAGCTGGCGATCTGGGCATCCATTTTTTTGGCATCGATATATGATCACCCAAACGATATGGCTCCAGCGGAGATCAATTGTGTTTCTAAAGAAAACGGCGCCATTCAACGATGGGCTACCAGCGATTTGAAACAAGAATCTCATTTCGGCGACTATTCCTTGGACGATCTCTGGGAGAGACATGTTCAGCCAGCGGTAGCTGCAATTAAAAACGGATTGCCCCCTGGCATGAAATTCGGCGAGTTGGAGATTCCGCCAGGAACTGACTGTGCCAGATCGACCCATGCCGGTGTCTCTGTTCGTCTATGCCAGAGGGAAGGGTTCAGGAGGATGTTCGATGAGTCGGGAGTCGAAATAAACTACGAAATGATTTCGTCGATCAGGATCGATGTTCTTGTGGTGCCGACATGAGCGAAACCCAGACCGAAGCCCCCGCCTTACAGGACGGCGCTCAAGCGCCCGTCGAGACGGTCGTCCAGCAACCAGCGGTCGAGACTCAGGCAACCGAGGATACCGGGCAGGAGATAGTCCGGGAAGCCGAGCAATCGGCCGACCCGGCGAAGCCCAAGGGTGGAGACCGCCGCTTCGCGAACATGACGGCGCGGTTGGTGGCTGAGGCCGAGGGGCGGCGCCAGGCCGAGGCGCGAGCGGATGCCGCCGAGCAGTTGCTGCGGGCGGGCCGGACAGAAGATGATGGAGCGCAGCAACCCCCTGTCAGGCAAATCACTCAGGCCGATATCCGGGCCGAGGCGGCGCGGCTCAATGCCGAGGAAAAGGCCGAGGCGGTGCGCCTGGGGGTGGTGGCGCGGGGAATCAAGGAGTTTGGTCAGGAGGGGTGGATCGAAAAAACGGGCATCCTTGACAGCCTTGGCGCGACCCGCAATCCCGCGTTCCTGGCGGCGATCATGGAAACCGAGAATGCGCCTCGGCTTGTGGCGGCGCTCGCGGACGATACAGACATGCTGATGGAAATCCTCGCGAAAAGCCCCGCCGCGATGGCCGCGCATCTCGGGCGGATGGATGCGAAGATTGGCGCGTCGCCAGCCCCACGTTCCAGCAATGCGCCCACGCCGCCGCGCAAAATCGCCGCGGTCTCGACACCGGCGGAACCGGACCTGTATAATTATGATCCGGGAATGTCCATGGAGGCATGGAACAGGATGGCGGATAAGCTGTTGCCCGAGCATTTGGGCGGGAAGAGGAAGCCCGGGTGATGAATCGACGAGGCTTTATCGCGGCGCTTTCTGGCGCTCTGTTTGCTCCGGCCATTGTCCGGGCGGCTTCGATCATGCCTGTGAGGATGCCTCTTTGGACGCCAGACAATCCCTATAGGTTGCCGGTCGCGCCTCTTCACAAAGGACTAACCGTGGGAGATGTTGTGACATTTCCTGAATATACATCCGTCAACAGAGTTACCGGGGACGATACGGGTCGATTGCGTAACTTTGTTGTAACAAGAACGGGGAATGTGGGTTCCAGGGAGATTTTCCTTTATCCAGGGGTTTCTCGCGAGACAGTGTTCAATCCATGGGTACGAGGCGACCTCTCCCCCCGTCTCATGCCAGTGCCCATTGTGCAGGCAAAGATAACAACGGATTTCGGCATGATAGTAATTTTTTAACCCTACCCCGGCGCCGCCGGACGATAAACGAGCCAGACCGGGACTGTAACCCGCGCAACGTGCCTGACCACCGCGCCGCGTGACTACCCGATATTCCGACGCAAGTGGCAATCCAAGTCCCGTCAAGAACCTCACGGTGAGACGGTTCCTGTTTTGTCTGGGCTTGAGCATAGCTCGCCTTTTGCAAGGATATCGCCGCTGTGGCAAACGAACTGATTACCATTGACATGGTGACTCGTGTCGCCGTGCGTCTGTGGAAAAACACAAATGCCTTCATGCGCAATGTGAACACGCAATACGACGATCAGTTCGCTCGTACCGGCGCGAAAATCGGCGATAGCCTGCGTATCCGGCTGCCGGTCGATTATACCGTTGGCGAAGGGTCCGCCGTGTCGTTTCAGGACACCGTGGAAAACTTCACCACGATGGCGCTGGCGACGCAGAACAACGTCGCCATCAGCTTTACCCAGTTCCAGCAGACGATGCAGATCGAAGATTACGCCGAGCGTTATATCGTTCCGGCGGTGAACAATCTGGGGGGCAAAGTCGCGGTCGGGATAATGTCCGGGTCCGAAGGCGGCATTTGCAATTACGTGGACAACACGGCGAGTGGGGCGATTATCTCGCCATCCAACTCCACGATCTTGACGGCGAACGCTATCCTGGCGACGCAATCCGCGCCGGAAATGAACCACCGGCTGGTGGTCAATCCGTTCACCGATGCCCGCGTGGCAGGCGCGCTCGCCGGTCTGTTCAATCCCGTGTCGGAAATCAGCCAGCAGTACCGCTCCGGCTCGATGAAAAACGCGCTGGGGTTCGACTGGATGATGGATCAGACGGTGCTGATGCACACGCCTGGTTCGTTCTCCGCCGGAACGGTGAACGGAGCGGGCCAGACCGGCAGCACGCTCACAACCAACGCCATCACCGGAACGCTGAAAAAGGGCGACATCATCACTATCGCCGGGGTGCTCGGCGTCAACCGGATCGAAAAGCAGAGCTACGGCCAGGTGCGGCAATTCGTCGTGCTGGCGGACGTGGCATCGTCCGGGGTCTCGATCAGCATCTATCCCGCGCTGATCCCGGCGGGTGTCGGTGGGGCGGCGGTGCAGTATCAGACCGTCGATGTGTCCCCGGCGAACAGCGCCGCCATCAGTCTCGCCAGCCCGGCCAGCACGGCTTACCGCAAAAACATCGCTTTCGTACCAGACGCGATCACGATGGCGACGGCAGATTTGGAAATTCCGCCGAACGTCGAGGGAGCGCGTCATGAACTGGATGGCATTTCGATGCTGATGGTGCGGCAGTACATTATCGGCACCGGCATCACCGGCACTCGTCTCGACGTGGTGTGGGGCGCGTTGTGGCTGCGGCCAGAATGGGCCGTGATAATAGCGGATGTGGTGTAATATCGCGCCTGAACAGGAGTAACCCATGGAAACCAAAGTCCAGCAATCTCAGGCCGATTTTCTGCGGCGCGGCGGTATGTTCCGTCTGCCAATGGATAAGATGATCCAGGACGGCACGCTCCAGGATGGCTACACGTTCCGCGAATATCCGCGCGCGATCACGATCGTAAATGGGCCGCCGCGCGAGGTCGAACGTTCGACGGATACCTGTGACAAGAAGACGATCACGTGGAAAGAGATGGTTCCGAACGTCGAAACCATTATCGTCGCGTCGGAGGAGGAAGAGGAGAGAGTCCTCGCTGGTGGCCGCACTTCGACGCAAATCGAGGATGAGCGGCAGGGGCTTTTGGCGCGGTGCCGCAACATGGGTCTCGCGGCCGATCCGTCATGGTCCACCGTGCGTCTCAAGCGGACGCTTGGGGATTCATTGGACGCGCCGGCGCCCGCCGATGAGATGGACGCGCTTAAGGCCAAAATGGCGAAGCTGGAGGAGATGGCAGCCATGAAGGCGCGTATCGCCGAGCTGGAGGCACAACTGGCGGCTCCGGTGTCAGCGAAAATTGCCGATATGTTGTTCACAGACTCCAGCACCGCGGAACATGACGATCCCGAGGAACTGCGCGGCCAGCTCGCGGCGCTTGGCGTGACCGTGGACCGGCGTTGGGGACAGGCGCGGCTGCGGGACGAACTGGAACGCGCGACGGCACCGAAAGCAGCCTGAGCCATGGCGTTGACCACCGCCGGGGATATCTGCACGTTCGCCTCGAAAGCGGGTGGCATCCTCGGCGTGGGCCAAACCCCGCTGGCGCAAGACACGACGGACACGTTCGACGCGCTCAACGGCATGATCGGCCAATGGGCACGGCGGCGCTGGCTGGTTTGGTGTCTGATCGACAAATACGCCGTTTCGACCGGCGCCCAGTCCTACACCATCGGCCCGGGGGAGGACTTCGACACGCCGCGCCCGGATCGGTTGGAATCCGCGTTCGTCCGTCAGATCGTGAGCGCGGGGAACAACATCGACTATCCGCTGCAAATCCTGGAAAGCCGAGAGGATTACAACAGGATCGCGCTGAAAACGTTGGCCTCGTGGCCGTCGTATATCTTTTACGACAGCGCGTTCCCGGTTGGGTCGATCTACCTATGGCCTATCCCGCAAGCCGGCATATTCGAAATTCACGTTTCGCTGAAACAGCCGCTCACGCAATTTACCGATGTTACAACTCAGATCGACATGCCGCCGGAATATATCGAGGCGCTATGGTCCAATCTCGCGCTTCGGTTGGCCGCGTTTTATCCTGGCGCGGTTATCACTGAATTCACGGTTGGCATCGCGAAAGCGGCATTACAGACGATACGAGGCGCGAACTTGCAGGTTCCCACGCTAGTGATGCCGACAGGAATGGTCCGGCCTCCACTGTATAATATATACTCCGGAAGGACATATTGAGGTGCCGCGATGAGTCAATCCACCGGGCTGCCGCCGACACTCGACGCCGGGATCAACCCGCCGTCGCAGAACTTGACCGGAATGGCGCGAACCGGGTCCGATCCTGCTTGGTCATTGGTCGCGATCACGCCGAGCGATAGCACGGTTTACGATCCGCCGTTGCGCGCGGTGTACGTGGGCGCGACCGGGAACGTCGCGGTTCGCGCCATAGGCGACGCTTCCGCCGTGACATTCATTGGGGTGCCGACTGGAGGGTATGTCCTGGCGCAGTGCAGCCGGGTCATGGCGACCGGAACAACGGCGACCAGCCTGGTCGGGCTGCGATGATCGGGCTGGTGTTGTCTCTCTGGACGCGGAGGGTTTGATGCCTCCGGCCGGGTTGGGCCTGGGGATCGGATTAGCGCTTGGTAATGCCAGGAATGGCGGCGTGGCGCCGGTGAATTCTTTGCTCCTGATCGCGGGCGGATCGCTGCTTCTGGTTGGCGGTGGTCCGCTGCTTCTGGCTTCTTGAAAGGAAAACGATATGACCGCATCCCCCGATACCCTGCTTTACACCGGCCAGGTGCTCCAGCAGGTAATCTCGCCCGATATCCTGGTGACGCCCGATGGTGGCGCGCAAACAACGCTGGGGGCGGCGCTGGCGGCGGCTGGCGGCGGTGGAGGGCCTATCGCCGCGACCACACTCTCGGCTACCGGAGCGGTCACTCTGAACCCGGCGAACTCCAACGTGTCTATCGCCCCGACCGGGTCAGGCACGCATGCCATCAACAATATGACCGTCGGCGCGACCACGCCGCTCGCCGGTAAGTTCACCACCTTGGACGCGACCGGCAATGTCGGGCTGTCCCCAACTGGCACCGTGACTGTTAACCCGTCCGGCGCTTCGACGATCAACAATGCTTCAATTGGCGTGACGACACCGCTTGCCGGGAAATTCACGACACTCGATGCCACGGGCAACGTCGGTCTGTCGCCAACCGGCACGGTCACCATCAATCCGTCCGGCGCGTCGGCGATCGATAATGCCAGCATCGGCGTCACGACGCCGCTCGCGGGAAAATTCACGACACTCAATTCAACCGGCCTGACCGCGTTCACAGGCGCGCCTTCGATAGGATCGGCGGCTCCGGCGAGCGCGGGCGCGGCCGGTGTGACGGGCACCATCACATGGGAGGCAGGTTTCCTCTATGTGTGCGTCGCCACCAACACCTGGCAGCGCGTCGCCATCGCGACCTGGTAACGCTGGCCAATGGCCAATCGCGTTCCGCTTACCCAGGGGTCTTACTCCGCCGCCAGCGTGATCGCGGCGGCGCAGCGATCGGTCAATCTGTATGCGGAACGGAACCCCCAGGGCGAGACATCCCCCACAACGCATTACCTGACGCCGGGTCTGTCGCGGCTCGGCGTTCCGGCGCAGGCGGCGCGTGTGCGGGGGCTTTATACCGCCAGCAACAATGAATTGTTCGCGTGTGTCGGAACTGGCATCTATTTCATAGACACCGATTGGTCCGCAACCTCGATTGGCACCATCGTCGATAACACGACGCCGGTCAAAATGGGTGACAACGGCACGGATATGGTCATCGTGGACGGGTCCTCGCTCGGCTATAGCGTCGTGTTGGCCACGCATGTGTTCGCCCCGATTGCGGACGTGGATTTTTACGGGTCGAATTTTGTCGAAACGGTAGACACTTATCTTGTGTTCAACAAACCGGCCACGCCGATTTGGTATATCAGCGATAGCAACGCGATCACGTTCGATCCGCTATTTTTCGCGTCCAAGTCGGGGTATCCAGATTTATTGGCTGGCGTCGCCGTGCAAAATCGCAATGTCTGGCTGGTTGGGCAGAAAACCACTGAAATATGGTACGACCTTGGGGGCGCCGATTTCCCTTGGCAGGTCATGTCCGGCCCCTACATCCAATTTGGCACACCGGCGCCCTATTCCATCGCGCAGATGAGCGGGTCGGTGTTTTGGCTCGGTCAGGACCATAACGGACGGTCGTTCGTCATCGAGGGATCGAACCTAAAAGCGGACAAAATTTCCACACCCGCCATCGAGACGGCAATTGCTGGATACCCAGTGATCTCGGATGCGGTG